TCCATTATACAAAAAATGATTCTAAGTTTACTCTTCTCTCAGACTCCCATCCAATTGATTGGAGGATGATCTTGAGAGGTTCAAGGAACGACTTCTCAAATTGTAGATCATAATCTATGTATTTGTCAAGGTTTAGTTCCTCTGGAAATTGTTGAATGAATGATATTACATTCTCCTGTATCGGATTTGGTCTCTTAAGATAACAAAATTTAATCTTTTCGCCATTATTAATTAAAGAATACTTTTGTGTGAGTTGATTCTTCTTTACATAATGATTGAAAAGAAGGGCACCACGAGCATGAATTGGTGTTCCCTTTTCATAGATCGCATTGACACTTCGATACTTCTTCACGTTACTCACGGTTCTTGGAAATGATATATCCTCTGGTGGTAACGAACTGAATTTGGTTCTGCATTGATCAATAAAATCAATTACATCATCTTCAGTCTTTGTCATGATTAATTTAAGAACATCTTTAATCATCTGACGACAAGGTGCAGGCGTTGAAGATTTAACTGCCTCAATACCCATCATCTTGAGTTTAGGTTCCGCATAACGAACACCTTCACTATCCCAGACATTCAAGATATATCTTTTCTTTGCAGTCCAGATTCCACGATCAGCGATGTTCTCTCGCTTCATGATCATCTTCTGCTCATAAGCGTTGACGTAGGAGGCCAACTTTTCATAAGAACTCGATATATACTTTTCAAATTCCACATCACAGATCTTATTAAGGAACGTGACAATACTTTCAACATTCTTCTCTCGTTCTTTGTATATAACCTCGACCAGAGGGCCCAGATGCAAATAGATAGAATCAGTATCAACAGCAATAACATAATCTTCATCCTTTGTTTTGAGTATTTTGTTTAGGTAATTATTCATCCGATCTTCAATCCAACGGATTGAAACCTGACCAGACAAAGTAATCGCTTCTGCATTTTCAAGTTTGTAATAACGAAAGTATTCATTACCAATCGCACCATAAGCAGAGTTCAGTTGGATCTTACGAGCCATCTGAATGTTGTTAAATGTTGCGATGTCTTTTACAAGTTTAGGATCTTTTGTATCCTCATACTTCTGTTTCGCAACAAGCATCTTCTTCTTATAGATCGTTCTTTCTGTGTATATCTTCTCCATGATCTCTGGTAGGAAACCACGAATGTCAGTGCGATACATTGCACCATTAGCACACACGGCACTATCTTTATAAAGTTGAAAATCTATTTCTTCTTGAAGTATTCTATCAACTGTTGCTGTTGGGTGTTTGTCATCCTTGAGGGTCTCTGGGGAAATATTATATTGCATAATGAGATGAGGATACAGACTGTTGAGGTCAAAACTAACCACCCAATCATACTTTCCTGGCTTCGGTTCCTTGACATAAGCGCCTGCGTATTTTTCAGATTTTGATGTTCTTTTCTTTGGGGGTATAACAATGTTCTTTTCCTTGAGGTAGTTGTAGATAATTGTATCCCACATACGAACTTGATAATGAATGTCAATAAAATTAACTTTCGCATCAAATGCCATTGTAATCGCAAGTTCAATTAATTTCAACTTGTCTTCCATACGGTCAACTAGTTGAACGTCTTTGATGTTATATCGAACAAACTTATCCCAATCTTTTGTATAGAACTCACGAAAAGTATCATACTCATTGTGATCTAGTTTCTTCTCACCTAATTCATAGTTGGCAATGTAGTCCAATCGATATGATTCTTGGTTTGTATAAGTAAATCTTTTATATAGATCAAGATAATCGAGTTGAGTTACACCACCAATGTCATAAGTAATATTCTTACGACCACTAATATAAATCTCTCCCTGAGATACTAAACCCCAAGGCGAAAGATCTTTCATTGACTTCTCACCAAGAATACGATTGATTCTGCCAGCAAGATATGGAATATCATACATCTGAGAGTTCCAACCAGTAATTACTTCTGGAAGATTCTTTCTCCAGTATGCTAAGAATGAAGAAAGTAGAATAGTTTCATTCTGACAATAGATATAATTTACATTTGGATCTTTGTTTACAAAAGGTCTTGAACCAAAAGTTGTGACCTTCTTAGTTGCATAGTCTTGTAAACTAATCAACAATAATTCTTCTGCAACATTCTCTACATCAGGGAAACCACTTTCTGCAGCAACCTCAATGTCAATCGTTACAAGACGAATCTTTTTGATGTCAAAGTTTATATGATCCTCTGGATACTTCTCTGAAATATATTGATAAACATATCTGTCATTGCCATATATTTTAAAGTTCTCAACCTCATCATACTTCTTATAAAACTCACGACAATCTCTCACAAAGCCTGGTTGAATTGGTTCAACCGACTCTCCTTCTAAGGTCTTGTATTTTGTTTTTCTTTTAGACGGAACGAATAAAGTTGGTTTCCATTCTTCTCGATGTGTGATGTGCTTTCCATTCTCATATCCACGAATCAGAAACTGATTACCTATGAGTTGTATATTGGTGTAAAATTTCACGAAGTCACTTTAGAATACTGATCAAAAATTAATGGACTAGGAGTAACAAGAGTTATGATCTTATCAGAACTAATCATTACCTCATTTTGTTCAGTATAGTCTTGCATCCACCGATGTAAAGCGCCACCTACAATTTTGTAAGGTTTTGTTAATTTGCAGTTTGGATCTCCAATCTCAGAAGCAACCTCTTCAATTTCTGAGACTACTATTTCCTGATTAGATAATAACAGGACTTTGATCGTCTTTTCTTCGTCCATTTACTCTCTCCTGATACTGTGTTTTTAATTTTTCAATTGGTTCAACAATGGTGACTACCCAATCTGCTGAACAAGGCACTCTAACATCTTTTGCTAGAGGAACCCAAGGATAAAAAGTAACATCAATTTTTGATGAATACTGTGTTAATGAATCACCTTCATTTAATATAGTGGGTTCTTCTGATTCAGATATTCTGACGATTAAAGGATCATCAAAATAATATCCAACCACCTCTTCATTAGATTTGATCTCTTTTACGTCAGCGATGACATCTTCACCCGACTTGAGCATTACTAATTTGATAGACATTTAATACTTCCTTTGTTTACATTATAAAAGACCACTCAACAAAAGTCAAGTGGCCTTAAATCTATTGTGATTTATTTATAGGTAATCTTTTCGTGTATGATGATCTGGAACTATCTTACCCAACTTGACGGTAAGGAGTCCATCTTCCAATGACACATCCCTGACTTCATAATCGTCTGCAAGTGTCCAGGCTCTGTTGAAAGATCGTTTAGCCAATCCTTGATGGAAATACTCGGATCCTTCCTCTTTATCTTTTTTCTTTCCTTCAACGAATAGTTTTCCGTATTCAGTATAGACATTGACTTCCTCCTTTTTGAATCCAGCAAGTGCGATCTCTAAGCGAGACTCAGTATTATTTACTTGAATAAGATTATAGGGTGGGTAGTTTGTTACAGTTTCATCAAAAAATTTGTTGAAATAACCATCTAAACCGATGCTGTTTTTTGTGATGCGATCCATTAGTTCCCCAAGATCTGCAGCACCATACCTTTGTATGTTAGTCATAGTTCTCCTTAAGTAAGCGAGTGTAATTTTGTCCCCGAAGGCGACACTACTAATTATAACACTAGGCATAAAAATAGGGGGTGGTGAACCCCCTAAAAACACTTCGGTTTCCTCCTTAGTCTAGCAATACTCTACAATGGCTGACGCAAGTTTTATCCCTTACATCACATTCTGAAATACATTCAAAGTAGTCATCAACAGAATCATTCATAGATGTCTCACGTTCGAGATTCATCCAAGGTCTTAAACTATTAAACGATATTAGATTATGCATAGATTGTTTTGATTTAAACACATAACTATCTATACTAGTTTTTATGACAGTAACACTTCTTCATCGTTTTCTTCTTCTTCATTTAAATTTTTCTTCTTCTTTCTATCGTTTTTATAATCGCCAACAACTTCTCTTAACAGATTGTCATCATTTTCCATCTTAAGATTCCTCCTCTGGTTTCTTCTTTTTACCAATATTATATTTGGTTTCAAGATTCCATTCACCCTTCTCTTTGTAAGAGATAACTTTAATTTGATTTAATGGTGCAATGTCATTGACTTTATCAGTCGAGACAACAGCAACCAATCCCCAGTCTAAAAGTAACTGGATAATACGGTTTCTTCTTTGTACATCATTGACAGTGATATTAGCTCTCTTACCATCCAATGCGAATAATTCTTTGAAGTGAACAATATAGTATCTGCCTTGTTTGTGTAGAATATGGCAAGACTGATATAATTTCTTTTCCTTTCTTGAAGCTACACCAATACGAGTTAATGTTTCTCTTACCTTAAGAAAATCATCTGGTTCATTTAATGTAATTTCAATCATCTGGTCAGGCGACCAAGTAATTTGAGGCTCAACAATTGAGTTCATTTTTTTCCTCCAGTATCAAGTCGATCTCGAATAAACGAGAGTTGTTCTCTAGTCAAAATGTGTAAAACTTGTTTTGCCTTCTCATTACTATATCCATAGTAAGATTTAACAAGATCAAGATTTTCAAGTTGTTCTTTACGAATCCAAGGAGAGTATCTCTTCCTTTTCCTGAGGCTATTTAGAAAAAAATCATATTGTAACTTCTTTGATAGATTAGGTCTCATGTTCATTTCATTTGCAAACAGGATTGCATCTATGTGACCTGATAAACATTTATTCACAATGTAAGATGGATACTGTTTCTCTATATCAGGATCCTCATCAATTAAATTATCTTTATTAAAATTAATTGAGTTCAACCATTCTTTAAGTTCTGTCATTATATAATGCAATTTTTTTATCAATGTAGACTTTCGCCTTTTTTAAATCATCTAGTTCACCTTCTTGGTCTTTATGACCAGCACGACAAACATATTTCACTACGTTACCAGTAAAAAAATCTAGTTCTTGATCTGCTATGAAATCCCAGACTTGAATCTTTCCTCGTTGATAATGTGATGGTGAAAATTTATTCATAATTTTTTCGCTTAATAATAATTCTATCGTTTTCATAGTCAGGAGTGAATTCAATAATGTCATCGTGATCCCAACATAGTTCACTGTATAGAGAGTTTAGAATAGCCATGTCATCCCAGAGATCGTTTGGTCTAGTCATGTTTTTCGCTCCAGTCTTTAAAGTTAGTTGTTAGATCTAAGGGTTCGGGATCTTTGATACCCTTTACTTTTTTCCAATTACTGTATAGTGCTTGGAGATGCCATGATTGAGATAAACTCTTTGGCCCTTGTTCAAGAAGATCGAGTTCCATCCTATTACTAGTATAGGATTTGTATTCTTCTCTCCAGTTTGAGTCGTCAAATGTTTTCATAATAATTTTTTTATTTTCGGATGATTACAACGTCTCCATCGTCATCTTCTTCTTCATCATCAAATCCATTAAAAACAAGAAGTTCATCTCCTGTTTGAACATCAGTCATTTCTGGATGAACATTTCTCTTGATAGGTTTGTTCATTTCATTCAAAGTTGATCCCATCATTTTAAACATAAATGCAAAAGTCATTCCGAATAAAGCAACAAAGAAAGTCAAGTATATGAAGACTGTAATATCATTCATTATCGTTTAAATATTTTCTGTATGGGTACTTGTCGTATCTTATCTATAACATCAGTCTCTACCCTGTCCACAATTTTATCTAAGACATCTATATCAATGTCCATGAAAGGTGGGATGACACCTAATAATCTTAATAATCCATCTACAAACAAAGCAAGTGCAGTAAATCCAAGGATCATACTAAGAACAGTGGCATCACGATTATGCTTTGCCATTGACTCTTCATCAATCTTCCGTG